CCCCTTTTTTTAATCGACTAATTTCCCCTCGACGTGTCCTTTGTCGATAAGGAATTTTGCTATGATTTCCGTTATATCGTCCGCCAATGACTTCGCCGTGGTCTTGATATTCCTCATCTCGTCATACTCCCTGCCTTCGATTTTGAACTCTTCGCCGGGCCAGTTGGGGATCTCGATATAGATCCCACCTTGCTTAAAACACTTGGCCGTATAAACGACGAAATACCCGGGCTTATCGCGATATTGGCCAGGCCGATAAATTTCCTCCTCGTATTTGCAGATCCTCAAATGCGTCGCCTGATCTTGCCTATAAATACCGGCCGGTAAAGTCTCGGGATTTTTAAGCTCTATTACTTTCATGTCATCGATAAATAAATATCTTTTGTGCGCCTTGCGATTTCCTTCCAGGAATATCGCCTGGCTGTTTCTTTTGCCTGCCGTACCTTTTCGGGATCGGTCTTATGATTTCTGATTGCCTCGATCAAGCTCTCGGCAGTGGGTTCGATTAAAGTCGAGTTATCATCATTACAAAATTCTTTTAAGCCCCCTGTGTCGCTCACTATCAAAGGTACTCCCAAGCCCATCCATTCCAAGGCAGTGATTCCAAACGGCTCGTGCAGAGAGGGCATAATCGCGATATCCGCAATCCTCATCAGCTTCCATTTGTCCTCTTGAGGGCAAAAGTTAAGCCATTCGAAATTCGTGTATTGCTCCTTCATTTTCTTGATTTCATCGGCAAGCGGGTTGCATGGCTCTAGTGTCGGCGAAAGGGCAGAGATCAAAACGAAATGATGGTCTTGTATTTGCCTGATTGCCTCCAGGATCTGCCAGACCCCTTTGGTCGGCACCATGCGGCCCACGAATACCACCAGGGGCTTGTCGTATTTCTTCTTGAGTTCCTCGTCATACCGTATGCTCTCTAAGAATTCGTAATCCACACCGTTCGGCACCACTTCTATTTTTTCCTCCAGCCAGTACTCCTCTTGTATCGCCCGTTTATAGTATTCGGATACCGTCAACAGCTTATTGCAGGCATACAAGGCCGAACCTTCCTGCTGGATGTCATAAAGATAGAAGGGATCTTCCGGGATTCGCTCATGCGACAAAAACAAATTGAGGTGGCAGGATAAGAGGACCGGGCATTTATACAAGGTCTTCAAATGCTTGACCACGCCCCACAAGTTGGTATCGTGCAGATGGATTAGATCAAACCTCTCCCGGCCAAGAAAGGCGAGCGCGTTCTCGAGAAAAATATCATCCGTAATCATCTTCTGCAGAAATCCGACCCTGGTCAAAAGCTGGTTGGTGTTATAAACCTCAAGGAGCCGGTAATGATTCGGCTCGTGTTTCCAATCCTCGGGCTGGACGCGCTTTTTCTTGTCTCCCATCAAATAAAGTCCACCCTCCTGGGTGTAATAATCAGCGCAAATGAGCGTCAATTCTATGTCTTCGAATTTCCTGAGCTCATCGCATAAATAGCGGGTATGCACGCCCAGGCCACCATTGCTATCGAACGGACTGCCATTGATAAACATGAGGATTTTATTTGTAGGCATGATAATTGCCTTTTATGGTTACGGTTGCGGCCTGCGTGGCATGGGAGTTCTGAAGGACCATTTCGATCGTATTGCCTACGATCTGGACGCTTTTTATCCTGACCAATTGCCAGCCCGTATTGTTATAAAAGTTCCCCGAGAGAAAACCGTCGTCCTCGTAAGCGTACCCCTTCACCCACCAATCGTAAAAAACGCAAAGGCTGATCATGTTCGTACTTAGGCCCGTGCTTTGGGCTTTGGCATTGTTTATATCGGTGGTGAACATGATGTAGGAGTGCGCCCTGCGCCAGGATGAAACCGCTGCCTGCGGGACATACAAAAGCAAATGCCCCATTTTGTAATCCGAACGGCTAAGCGGGATGACAAGCGTGTAAGTCGTGCCTGCCGGAATGGCCTGATTCGTGCAACCGAAAGTCCCTTCTTCCCGGCCGTCTTTCTTAACGATGTCTAACTTGCCTGTGATGGGATTGAATTTCATCGACATATTAGGTCCTGGTTATGGTGGCGATTTCGTTTTCCGAATTATAAGTCAAAGTCAAGACCGCGACCGTGGCACCGCCTTTTTTGTATGTCACGGTTTCGATTTCTCCCTGGCCATTGCCGGAAGATACATAAGTCAAGGCGATATAATCGTAAGCAGGGATCTCGAAGCCGATTAATTTCCTAAGTTCCGTTAAAATTGCGCCGTCGCTTCCGCCACCGACGTAGACATTACCGGCCCGATAAAATTTCTCGCCGTCTTCAGTCACCAGCCTGACGGGTATCGCCTCTTTGGGCTTTGCGTTCTTGATGAAACTATTGAAAATACTCGCCTTGACCTGCTTAAAAAATCCGGTGCTTGAATCCTTGGAACACTTAAATAACTTTTCGAAATCGAACTCTTTATACCAAGCCGGTCGCTTGATGCTTATCTCATCGGGATGCCTTTCGGGTTTTATTTCATTCAGATTGGATACTCTTATCGATTTAGGATGGTCTTGCTTGAAATCTTCCGTATTGGATACTTTCACCTCTTTGACGGCGGCCGGGAAATTACTGACGAATACCTTGAACTCTTTGCCAAACGCTTCCTGGTATCTGTCTAAGGCTTCTATCAGGCCGCGTATCTCATTCCTGATATCCTCGAATGTATTGGAGTCTTGTCCTTCTTTTATCAACACATAGACCTTGCCGATGACATCGATGATATCTTTCTGCCTATCCAAAGATTTAAGCAGGAAGATATTCCTCTCCAGATTACCGTCCTCGGATTCGGTACCCAATAACCTGCTTATTTTGTTTCTTTCCAAAAGGACTTCTTTTTTATCCATTGATCAAAACCTTCTCTAACCTAGTCTTTATGTCGGACAGTTCTTTTTTCAAGATGCCGTTGTCGTTTCCCATCCTCGTAAGCTCACTGCTCAACTTCTCATTTTTCTCGCTGACCTCTTCGGCAGTTTCTAGAATCTGGCGGATTTCTTCTTCCTGCTTCGTTTCCTCATCTTCCTCGTCTTTGGGAGTTTTTGAGCCAGCGGCCATCTCCGGAAGGTCAAGCTCTTTTCTTTTCTGCTCTTCCCTTGCCCTCTGTTCCAAAATCTCTTCCCAGTCCTTGCCTTGCCCGGCTACTTCATCTGCTAAACTCGAAATATTCCCTGCAATAGCTTCCCTGGATGCCTTGACCTCTTTGAGTGGATCCACCCAGGACCAGCCGGGAGCAATCCATCTTGCCCTAACCCACCCGAGCCTATTTCCGTAAAAGTTCTCTACCTCCAGTTCGCCCTTCAAATACGCCTCTTCCAAAAGCATCTCCCAGACAGGCTGGCAGAGTTTTTGCGCCAACCATTCCTGCCTGACCTTGAAATATCTTCTGGCCTCGAGCAACGCGGCCCGGGCGCTTGAATAATTTGTCTTGGAAAAGTCTTTCGCCACCAGCTCATACGGAAGACCCAAGGCCGCTGAGATAGCCCGGAGGATCCTGTCCACGAACGGCTCGAACGTTGCGCTCGGCCTCTGCGGATTGAATGAGGTGATGGACTCGCCAGGCATCAGGTGTTTGATCATCCCGGGTTCCAAAGATTCGACCATCTGCCCGGATTGGTTTTTCTCGTATGCGGAATTGACTGCCACATCCATCGAGGCCTCGGAAGTTATAAAAAGAGAGAAGCATGCCGCAATTCGCGCGGCAACAAGCTCTGCCTCGGCATACTCGGCTAAGTCTTTGAAATAAGTTAATACTGGCGCAAAAAAGGGAACGCCTCTTGTCTGGCCGGAACGCAAAACATAATACAAATGAAAAATATTTTTTCTCCCCATTTCCCCTTTGGCCTGGATTTCTAGGTATTGCCTTGCTTGTTCTATCGACCTATGGCTGATATCTCCGGGATGCGTCTTTTGTATGAAATAGGATATCGGCTCTCCATTCTCCCCAATCCGGACACCTGACCTGATTGACCTGTCGCTTTTTTTATCCGGCGGGGTATTGAGCCTGTCCGACTCTATCAGCTGCAGGGCCAATGGATACGGCCTGCCTTTGTCTTTTAACCTCAATGGAACGATTATCGCCTCGCCATTCTCGAGTATCTGCCTATCTACCAGCTGTTGGATCTCGTAGAAGTCCATGCGCTCTCCAGCATCGGCATAAGGAATCCATCGTTTCCATACCCTCTCGGCTTTCCTTTGGAACTCCTCTGTCACCTTATCGTCTATCTCGAGTTCTTCCTTATCCACCCTGCTCTGGGGCCTGATGCCCGTTCCGATGACATTTACAGTCATCGTGGAAGTGATTCCTGAAGCGTGCGCGTCGTTCCTATTCAAATCACGGCTGCGTTCCCGGATATCGGATAGCTCAGGAAGTAAGTCTTGATCCGCTGAACCTCCTCCGGGAATCCATGAGGAACGCAAACGATCCCTGCTCGCTCCCTTATAAGCGCCGAACTTTTGTGAGACGTTGATTGCCTCCCGATACATCCTTCGCTTGAACCCTGCCTTGGGGGAAAAGAACGAAATGACATTGTCGATTCCGGCCGTTACTCGCTCTGATATTTTCTTTTTGGTTTTCATGACGGGTTATCGAACTTTACGTATGTGGTGGTGTCGTTCGCTCCTGCGATTTCTTTGCGCAGCTGGTCGCGCAGTTTTATCAGCTCACTGAGACTGATATATTGAAGGTTTCTTCCGCCGATGGAATAGGACGCTATAGCCCCGCCGGTCATCCTGGCGTTGATGGCATTCTCGACGTTATCGAGCATCTCCTGTTTCGTGGGCGCGCTCATAAAAACTCCCTTTCTCTCCCAATAAAAAAGCCCGCATCTCGCTCGTCGACGAGTTACGGGCTTCTTGTTTCTATTGGGCGCTTAAAGGGCTGATCAGGCCCTTAGCGCAAAAACCTATAACCCTATATTACTTAAAATATCTTTCTTTTTCAAATAGTCGTTACCAGATTCTGGTAATAATTATTTTTCCTCTACGGATTTGAATTTCCAGCCGCATGACTGGCATGTGTGATACCTTATCGGGAAATCCGTCTTGTAACACAGCACATTCTTGCTCTTGCACCTGGGGCATCTCAATGGAATGAATTTGACTCCGTAATCCTCGCTATCATTTGGCGGGCGTCCCGCTGTCTTTTCTTTGAAACCGCTATTGTAATCGTCGTTTTTAAGCCAGTTGCTTTTTCTTTCAATCCATCTGCCCATCAAAGCCAGGACCCTTCCCGCCTGCGTATCCAGTTTTCTTTTGCATTTGTAACGTCAGTCGGCATTTGCTGATAAATTCTTACTCCGTCATCTTTGCGTATGTTTAAAGCCCTGATGATATCAGCCGCGGCCAAAGCGTAAACCTCCGCGTCCAGATAGTGATTAGCGGATGCTTCTCTCTTTTTCTGCCAGACCTCTTTCGCGCGGCCGGTTGTCCTGTTTCGAATCAAAATCTTGTGTTCAGATGTAAACTGCAAAAGATAATCTTCACTTGGATTCCTGAAGATATGCCATTTGCAAGGATTTTTTGAAATGACCAAACGATTGATTTTGTCTTTATACTGCGTAACATTCAGATTCCATAAGACAAGCCCGCCAGGAATAACCGCTCCCGTCCTCGAGTTAATATCAATCTTATTCGCACGGTAAAAACGGCCGCCGGTAATCTCCTCCAGACCTTTTATCGCCTTTGTCTTATCCTGCCACTGGCGGCAGAAACGATATGCCTCATCAGTCCTGAAACCCGAATCAACGCAAGTCATATAAACGCCGATCGTCTCCGCTGAACTAACCTTGCGATACTCAGTCTTGAATAAAACCTCTTCAATATCTTCCCAGTATTCAACCCTGCCCGTCCGAATAAGCCACGATTCCTCGTAATAACCCCAGCCGCGAATGACGTAATAAAAATGATCCTTCTGAACGTCGACGCCAGCCGTTAAAACCAGTACATCCTCCGGGATAAGGCCCTCGTCATAATCGCGTGATAGATTGCGGATTTTATCAACCGTCGTTTCTTCAATTTTCTCTTCCCAAACTTCCGCGAGCCAGGAATTGACAAAATTCATTAATAACTCAATA